CAGCACCGTCCTGGGGTCCAATTCAATGCCCATCTGCCGTGCAATGTCCTCCACGGCCTCCCGCTGGGACATAGGCCAATTCGCGCGGGGATCGATCTTCCAGACATCGCTTGCCCGCCGCATGGCGTCATAGCCGTGGATCTCCATCCATCCGGTGCGCTTGTCGGTCTTCCGGGTGGAGAAGAAAAACTCCCCCTTGGGAATCCATTCTGAAACCTCCCGGCCAAAGGTCAGCCGGACGAAAATCTGGATTTTTGCACCCTTGGGGATGCTTCCGGGGGCACGGAGGGTCAGGTCAATCTGCCGGGAGACGCAATTCCCGATATCCGGTTCATCGAAGATACTGCCGTGGGTTTCCAGGTCGATGATCTGCTCCTGGCCGTAGTCCATACCCGCAATCCGTACCATAAACTCTTTTCGGTGATGCTCCTCCCGCAGGAGACGCTGATACAAATCGCTGGTCGTGTGCATTATTTTTCCTCCAGTGTGAACGAGCCGCCGGAAAAGTAGGTATGCCCGCCCCGGACGGTTTTTGCAGCGGCAGTGGGGCCGGATATGTAAAATCTCTTGGTTACCGTCGATGTACCGCACTGCTGCCGGACGGGTCCGCAGGGCGGCGAGGAGCTTGTACCAGATATTGTCCCGCATTTCTACAAGAGAGACGGCAATAGCACGCTTGATGATCTCGTCACGGTATTCGGTACCGTTAAGGTCAACGATGCTGCGGCCACGGCGCGGTATCTCCGACTGCTGAAGACCGCCGGACTGAATCCACGGGGTGAAGTCCGTACCGTTGATAATCAGGATTGCTTTCATATGGCCTCTCCTCAATCGCCGCGGGACCGGGTGTTGTTCTGCTGCCACTCATCCACCAGTTCCCCGACCTTCCGCCGGTTCATATTGACCGACATGCCGGATAAGGCGTCACGGACGGCGGCGGCAATATCCGCGGCACTGAGCGCCGTGCTGCCTCCCGCATTGGAATTCCGTACAGCTTCCACGATGGCGGCGGTCTGGTCCCTCTGATTCACCGCTTTTGGTTCCACAAAGGTAGCCGGCAGGCCCCGCTCCATGCTTCTCAACGCAGTCCGCGCCATGCCTGCATAGGCTTCGTCCAGCTTGGCCCTCTCGCTCTCCGCGCCCCGGATGATCCCCTGAATATCAAAACTCCCCGCCTGATAGAACGCTTTGGACGGCGATGCCTGCCGTACTTCCTTCTTATAAGCCGCCAGCGCCGCACGTCCCATTTCGGCGTACTTTTCGATCAACGCCCGTTTCTGACTGGCGGTACCGTTGATGAGGCCCTGCATATTGTTGGAGCCAATCTTATAGGTATCATCTTTCAGGTCCATTTTTTTTATGGAATCCTTCAGATCCTTTTCGATGTCGCCCATCTTCTTTTTGAAGTCGGCTTCCATCTCCGCCACAGTACCGGAAAACTCCTCCTTGCCCTTCTCCACCTTGGCAAATTCCTCGTTCAGCGACCGGATATCCTCCTCACCGCCCTTGACAATAGATGCCAGAATCTGGGCGGACCTCTCACTGCCGTCGGAGAGCTTTCGGATCAGGCCGTCGTCCACGCCCATCTCCATAGCCTTCTGGATATTGTCTGCGTAGGTCTCCATGTACTCGATCTGGCCCTTGAGCGTTTCGATCAGACTGTCGATGGAGGTTTTAGCGGTGCCGTCCAGCTCGTTGAAAAGCCCAATCTGCTGGTTGATGCTGTCCATAGCGGAAGCGTAGCTTTCATCGTAGGCCGCTTTCAGCGTTTCCAGCTCGCCGGCAAGGGATTCCATGCGGGCAGTCATCGCCTCCGTTTTCGCGGCCATGTCATCAGAGCTGGCGGATGCTTCCACCTGCCGCAGGGCGTAGGTTGTGGTGGCCTCCTCCAGCGCGGCGATCTGGGCGGCGTTGTCCGCCTGGGCCGCCGTCAGAGACTCCACACCGCCGCGCAACTGCTCCACGTTCACAGCGGCCTCGTTCATGGCCCCGCCGAAGCTGTCCCACTGGGCGTTGGCCATTGCTTCGTCCAGACGGGTCTGCGCGTCCTCCAGCTCCCGGGTGATGGATTCCCGCTCCATGAACAGCTCGTTGAGCCGGTCTACCTGGGCCTCGTATTCCTCCTGCTCTCTGTAGGCTTCCGCCATCCGCTCAAGGGCATCGCTGGTCAGGTTGATGGAATCGCTGGCCGCGTCGTAGGCAAGCCCCAAGTCCGGTACCGCCTGGTTAAGCGCTTCCACCATCTGAAGAATCTGATCCTTCTGGGCGGTGGATTTATCCTCCACCTCCAGCAGCTTTTGCAGTGCCCGGACGGAGTCGGTCACGGAGGACTGCTCTGCCGCCATAGATTTCGACAGCGCATCATAGGCGTCCTTGGATTCCCGGAGGGAGCTGACGAGGGAACGCGCCTCTGCGTCCGCACGTTCCACCGTCAGGGAATAGGCGGTGATTGCCGCCACCAGCGCCGTCAAAGCCGCCGTCAGCAGGGAGGCCGGGTTTGCGCCCATCACCGCGTTGAGCACCGCCTGTTTTGCCGCCGCGATCCTGGACGCATTCGCCGCCAGCGTCAGCCCAACGGTCAGCGCACCAATCCCGGACGTAACGGCGGCGGTCGCGCCTACAATCTCCGGGTTCGCCGCTACGAAATCCGCCGCCCAGGTGAAGGCGTCCGCGCCGGTGTTGTAAAGCTCCTTCAGCGCGGGATTCAACTGTTCGCCGATGGCAATCCGCAGATTATCGGACGCGTTTGCCATCCGCTGATGGGCAAATTCTGTGGTATCGGCCATCTTCTGATAAGCGGCCTCTGTAGCGCCCGCACTGTTCTGCATCTCATCCAGGACGGAGTTAAAATGTTCCGCTCCGCTGTTGAAGATGGACAATGCGCCAATCCCGGCCTCTGTGGAGCTCCAAAGCTCGTTGAAGGCCGCAGCGCTACCGCCCACGCTGTCGCCCAGAATGTCCAGCACGTCGCCCATGGAGCGTCCGGATTTGGTGAGGTCGGCAAAGGATTTACCGGTTTTCTCCCGCAGGATGCCGGCCACCTTGGACCCGGAATCGCCCAGCTCGTTAATCATGGACTTGAGGTATGTTCCCGCCTCTGCCGTAGCGATGCCGTTGGCGGTCAGAATGGCGTAGGACGTGCCCAGGTTGTCCATCTGGACATTGTAGGCCGCTGCCAGGGGAATCACCTTGCCCACTGACTGCGCCAGCTCATCTACGGTGGTTTTGCCCTTCTTCTGGGTGGTAATGAGAATGTCGGAAATCTTTTCCGTCTCTGATGCTTTCAGCTTATAGGCGTTGAGCGCGGAGGTCAGCACGTCCACGGAAGTCGCTACCGACGTGAAGCCGCCGACAGCCAATTTAGACGCTTTCCCCACCGCCTCCGCAGCCTGGGAGGTTTCCACGCTGGAGGAAATCGCCTGATACACGGCTTCGCTGACCGATGCCGCCGCCTTGCCGGAGTCCCCAGACAGTGCAAGAACCTGGGACCGGATTTTATCAATAGGGACGGCGTTGGTATCCGCGATTGTGCTGATCTTGGCTACCGTTCCCTCAAACTCTGCCGCAGCCTCTGAACAGTCAAGCAAAGATTCGGCAATTTCTTTTACCCCTTTGGCAATCCCTGCCGCCACAATAGCCTGGGCCAAGGCCTCCATAGCTGCTTTGCCCTTATCTCCGAAGTCCTCCGTTGCTTCTGCGGCCTCCTCCGTTGCTTCCGTAACCTCCTCGACTTCTTTTGCGGTCTGCTTGACTTCCTTGCCGTACTGGTCGATGGAGGTAGCGCATTTATCAGCGCTGGCGCGGGCTTCCGCAAGATACTGATCATTTTTTGCAATCTCATCGGCCAGTTGATTGGATGCAATCCTGGCGTTATTCAACTGCTTTTCCCAGTTGTTGGCCCCACGAACGGCGGCGTTCAGCTTAGCCTCGTTGCTGTCGAAGGAATCGTTGAGTTTCCAGTTTTCCAGGATCATTTCGCCTGCCCGCTTAGCTGCGCCGCCGGTGGAGGCTTCCAGCTTCTCCATTTCCTCTCTGGCCTTTGCAATATCGGCTTGCAGCCGGGCCTGCGCCGTAGAGGTGTCCTTTGACATCCCTTTCAGCGCTGCAAGCTTTTTTTGACTTAACTCTATCTCATCTGCGTAATTTGCCCACTGTTTACCAGCGCTTTTTGTAGTGGCGTCAAGATCTTTAATCGCTTGGTTGCTCTCTTTAACTTTTGGCTGCAATTTATCATGCTCTTTTTGGTAACTGTCTACAGCGTCTTGACAGTTTTTAAGAGCTGCTTCGAGATTATTGATTTTCTTTTCCTGTTCTGCTTTCAGCTCATTGAACTTCTTCTCTTTTTCTTCCAGCGCATTCAGAGTATTGGCGCTGTTCCGAAATTCACTTTCCGTGGCCGCCAGCGAGGATTTCAGCAGTGCAAGCGTGGAATTGCAGGAGGTAATAGCCTGTTTGAACTCTGCTTCGCCATCAACGGCAAGTTTGGTTGAAATTCTTCTTGTTGCCATAGGTTGTCCTCCAATATCTGTTGACAAATTTTCCAATTGATATCATAATCAGGATAAACGCGGAGATTTCTTTTTATAGGGAGGTTTTTATGAAAAAGTGTGCGCATTGTGGGCGGCTTGGGTTGTTCTTCTTTTTGGATGGGGACGGACTGTGCGAAAAGTGCGCAGAGGTGGAAAAGAAGCGCAGAATGGAACAGGAGAAACTACGACTGGAGCAGGCCCGTATTTCTGCCCTGGAACAGGTAAAAAAGGTTTCTGCTGCCTTTCGGGATATTATTGAAAATGGAGGCCACCTCCCTAAATACTCCATGATATCTCAGCTTGATACTTGTGATGTCCCCGCCGGGTGTGTTGCACGGCTTCGGGAAGATTGCGCGTTGATCTGTACGGTGCTGAAGGACTGGGAGAATATTCCGTTCTTCGAGGAAGCTGTACATGATTTCTGTGACATGGAGGGCGAAACTTGTTTCCCTCATCCAGACATAGACTTCGGATTGCGTCTATGGAAGAGCAGTAAACAAGATGATTTCCGCAAGACGATACCACTGCTCATTGAGAAAGTGCAAAAACTGGACAAAGCACTGGAGCTTTACGGGCCATATGAGTATAGCAGGTACCGCGTTGTCGGGACTTCGTTCGATAATGATGACGGCACTAGCCGGCAGGATATCCTATGGGACTTGGATCACAAGATGTCTCCATTTCGCGATGAAGTGGTCATACGCCTTGAAAAATACAAATTTGGGGACGAGGATGCCATTGCTGTGTTTGCGAACGACTTGCAGATAGGCCATATTTCGCGTGAGGATGCCAAGTATTTTGTCCTTCCACGGTGGGACCGCTATGCCGGGGTTAGCGAATATTCAATGCGTGGTGGGGGACACGGACTCAATTACGGAATAAGCATCGAGGTAATGTTTTACAAGGAACACTGACCGCCGCCGGAGGGGTTCTGCCCCTCCGGTTGTCTTCTTTTTGCAAATTTACGTAAATTGCGTATTTTGTTGACATTACGTAATTTACGCAGTATAATAAAGCCATAGAGAGGAGGGACCGGCTTGAAACGCAGAGATCTGATCAAGCGGCTGGAGGCCGCCGGATATCGGAAGGAACGAGACGAAGGCAGCCATACTATATATGCCAAGCCCGGCAGCCGGCACATCCCTATTCCGCGGCATACAGAAGTCAACGAATACACCGCGAAAGCGATCCTCAAGGCGGCGGGGCTGAAATAAGCCCCACGCCGCCGCCCTGCGAAATTCAGAAAGGAGCGTCTGCATATGATGCAATATGTTTATCCCGCTGTATTCCACTCCAACGATGATGGAACTTTTACCGTTATCTTCCCCGATCTTCCTGGCTGCATCACCGAGGGGAAGTCCTTAGAGAACGCCCTGTATATGGCTCAGGATGCCATGACCGTTTGGTTGGAGTATGCCCTCGATCATAAAGAACCTGTTCCGGCTGCCAGCCCATTGCAAAGTGTTATTCTGGAACCGGATGAATTTGCAAATCTGATCCGCGCCGAGGTCAGGGATAATCGCGCGGTAAGACGTACCGTCAGCATCCCCAAGTGGATGGATGACAAGGTGTCAGAGGCTGGCTTGAGCCTGTCCCGTGTATTGCAGGATGCCTTGAAAGAAAGGCTTAGCATCAACTGATATTGCGTAGGGCCGGGGAGTGATCCCCGGCTTTATTCATCCTCTGCCTTCCGTTTTATGTCATGAGCCTGTAAATACAGCTCCCAGGCGTCCCAAATCTCCCCCGGCGCGGTCAGTGCGTACCTTTCCCAGTAGGCCGCACTTTAAACATCCGTTCCGTGGCTTCCCGGCAGCATTCTTTCATCTCTGCATCCGTTGGGAAAGCATAGCCTTTTCCATCCATAAACCGCAGCAGGGCCATTAGGCTCACTCTGGAACAGATTCCCCAAATGGCGCAAACAACTGCGGCAGCTAATACAATCACAGTAAGCATCCTGTTCAACTCCTTGTTTTCCCAGCAGGAGGGGTTCTGCCCTCCTGCTTACTGTTTACGCACCCAAATTTTCTGTGTCCAGCTTCTCCTGTTCCAGAAACCGTTGGACGAAGTAGAGCTGGCCCTTTCCCGTAATCTTGGGCGTGCGGCTGATACTGATGTGCCCGTCCGCGTGGCTGATGGAGGTCTCCTTGATTTTGAACAGCCCCAGCTCCATGGACCGCTGTGTGGGCATATTGTAGTCCGTCCCCCGCCGCCGGATCAGGAACCCGTTGTTCCGCAGCCATTCAAAAAAGCGGTTCTGGCCGATCTCCACGCCGTTCTGCTTGAGCATCTTCGCCATTTCCCCCACAAGAATGGAATTTTTGGAGGCCGCCACGGAATCGGCGAACAGCGCCTTGGGCCGCATGATGCGGATTTCCTCTGTCGCAGCGGCGAGATGGGCTTTCTGATCCTCAATTTTCTTTTGCGCAACCATCAGGGCCTTTGCCATCAGTTCTTCATCTGACATATTTTCTTGCCCTTTGATATAGCCGCCATTTTTACGGATGGAGGGGATGACCTCATGAGTAATCCAGCGTTTGAACGCTTTTGCCTCCGGCTTGCGGCTCCCCAGCACAAGGGAGTAAAGGCCGGGTTCATTGACACAGTTGGTAACCCCTCCAGATAACCCTAGATTCAACCTAGACTTTTCGTCATCGTCCAGGCGGGTCAGTGCATCGGTTGTGTTGGAAATCTCCAGTGCCCTGCACACGTCAGCCGCCACAAACCACGGCTCGCCGTCGAGCTCGACCGCTCGGACTGCCCCAAACTCGGGATTTTCAAAAATTTGAAGTTCGTTCATGTCATATCCTCCTGTTCAGACAAATCTACTTTGTCCAGTATTTTTTGGAATTTTTCGATTGTGTTATGCAGTGTATCGTAAGCCGACTGCATCGCGGCTACATAGATTTCAGCGCTCTTGCCGGTCAGTGCGCTGGACGTGGTAAAGGTCGTCATGCCGTCTGTGATGACATAAATCATGCTGATGCCATTAGACAACTCTATCTGAATGTCCCCCAGCTCTGCCAATACATTTTTGACCATTATCGAAAACCTCCTTGATTTTTCCCCCAGAGATGTGATATACTGCCCTTGGAGGCAGACTTCCCATTGGGCGGGGCTTTCGCCCCGCCCCTGGCCTTTACCTAGGCCATGCCGCTTCTAAAGCGGCCCGGATTGTGGGATATGCGGTACCTTTGTAGTACCAGACCCCGTTTACACGTTTCATCCGGTCTGCCTCCTCTCTGCCGCCCGTTGCGCCGGGCGGCGGATTTTTTGTCTTGGGGTTATCCCCTTGACAATTATGATTATACTATATCGTACCCGATATATCAATACGCAAGTCTCACAAATATCGTCCCCAATATATGTGCATTTTGTATGTTGTACCAGATATGCAACTGTGATATAGTAAAACAATATAAGGAGGTGAGCATCGTGCCAGCGTCAAAGGCACAGCAAAAGGCAGTTTCTAAGTATATGAAAGAGAATTATGATGAAATCAAGGTTCGGATGAACAAGGGACGCAAGGCGGTGATTCAATCCCATGCCGCCGCCCAGGGCGAGTCTGTCAACAGCTTTATAAACCGGGCAATCGACACGCAGATGGGCCTAGACAGGGAAGGGGGTGTAGTCAATGGGAATGACTGACAAGCAGTTCCAGAGCTGGGTGCGCTTTCTGCTGGGAGACCTGAAGGATATGGATCAGGAAACAGACACGGAGAAGAAGGCTGCTAAGCTGGCGGAGATCATAGATAATCTCCAAAAGATATTGGAAGACTAATGCGGGCATACGGGGCCGGGGAGTGATCCCCGGCTTTATTCATCCTCTGCCTTCCGTTTTATGTCATGAGCCTGTAAATACAGCTCCCAGGCGTCCCAAATCTCCCCCGGCACGGCCAGCAGCGTCTCCTTACGGGAGAATCCGCACAGCGCCCCGATCCGAAGGTAGTGTGCGCGAGTCACCTTGTTTTTTTTTGCTCGTTCAGCTCCGCGAGGCCTATGTCCACCTCGTCATTTTCCGGCTCGATGTCCCGACCGAACCCCAGCGAGATTGCGGAGGAGACCGCCAGCTTCAGCGTCGGGAGTTCACTGGGTGTCACCGTAGCGGCGATATCCTCCAATGAGGGCGGGGACGCTGGCTCATAGCCCATATGCCGCCGGGCCAATTCCCCCTGCTCCGACAGGACGGCGGCAGCCTTACAAGCCGCCTGGAACCCTTCCCGGCCCATGTCAGATACCGCGTCCAGCAGTTCCATAGGGCCGCCGAAGAGCTCTTCAAGCTGGAACATAGCTTCCACAGTGTACGCCAGATGCTGCTCCCGGCCCGCAAGGGTGAGCTTTACGGCTTTCATCCCTGGACCTCAGCCCCGCCGCCGGCGGGAGCAGCGCCCAGCTTCTCCCTGACCCAGGCCCGCGCCTCGTTCTCGGCTGTGAACTCCTTGGTGATCCGCCAGTCGCCGCTCTCGCAGGGAAAGACGGTAAACGTGGTGCTGGTGGTGCCGAAGGTCAGGCTGTCGGCCTTGGTCTGGGCGGTATCGTTGCCCAGCGCGGCCATCACACGGGGATAGAAATAGCCCTTGTAAATCAAAACGCCCTTGCGCTTGAGTACCTTGTAGTAAGCCAGCCCGCCCACGGGGGCGGAATCGCCGGATTTGTAGTGTACCTCCTTCTCCTTGACCTCCGCGCCGTAGACCAGAGAGGCTACTTCATCCGTCATGTCATCGGTCTCCATGGTGATGCTGCCATTGACGAACTCCTCCACGCTTTCCGCCAGCGTGTCATCGGCATAGAGCTTGCCGGAGGCCATGGTAACGGACAGGTCCGCCTTGACCAGTCTGCCGATCTTGGATGGTTCGCCCTCATAGACAGGCAGAGAGACCTCCGGTTCCTCCTTGATTTTTGCAAAGTAGGGATTTTTTGCGCCAAAACTTGCCATAAAATTACATCCTTTCTGCTAGAATCCCATGGAATCCAGCCACTTATCATATATCTTTGCCGCCGCTTCAATGGCGGCTTCTTCACATTGCCTGTTCGCGGTCCGGACAAACGGGCGGCCCGGAACGCGCCGGGTCCCAAATTCGTTGAAAAATGCAATCGCTTCATTGCTGGTGGATATTTTCTTCTTCCCACGCTTTCGGGAACCTTTGAAAACAATGCTGATGGATTTTCCATCTTTGGTCCGCTTAATGCGGCCTTTTCCGATCGAACGGGCCAGCTCTCCGGTCGAATATCCCCTGTCCAGCATTGTCAGCGCGGATTTCTTCTGGGCCTCTACCACGACGTCTGCCGCCGCATGGAGCATATTGTTCATCACGTCGTCGGGGATGCTGCCTGCATTGAGAAGATCATTGAAATCAAAAACGCCTTTTACTTCAAATTTCGCCATCCAACTCTACCTCCTCCATGATCTCACATTCAAAGACGATATGCTGTCCATCCTGATCCCCGGCGTCGGTGGCGCTGGGCCAGGTGAACCCGGCCCGGAACAACGCTTTTTTTGTCTGCGCCACCCGCCGAGCGGTATTTCCGCGCAGCGGTGCGAAAAAGTGGACGCTTACCAGCCACCGTTCACATCCCGGCTCATCGTCCCCGAAATCGTCGCCGAAGGAGGAACAGGAAAACGTGTAATACCGGGGCGGCAGGTCCTGCGCTGCGGCGTACAGCAGGGACTTTTCCACCGGGTCTCCGAAGGGTGCCAGTGCCGCGACGATTCTTTCTTCCACACTCACCGCGCCGCCCCCTTCCGTTGGACCTTAATTTCCAGCCATTTCCCCCGGTCCTCTACGTTGTCCACGCTGATAATTTCATAGGGGCGCGGGTCCCGGCCCTTGTAGACCAGCATGGCGGCATCGATCAGTGGGGAGTACCGCATGGTCAGCGTGGCCGGTTCCCGGATTCGTAGCTGCATGGCGGAGAAAACCTCCGTCCCGTGGGCGTTGACCCATTTGCAGTGGATACCCCGTTCACCGCCCATGCCGTTCGGGAAGACGTATTCCTCCCGCTCATGGGCGTAGCCCTCGCCGTCAGTGCCCTTGAGCACCCGGCGGAAGTATACCACCGTCCGAAGTTCCCCGGCCCTCGCTTTCTTTGCCATGGGCTACGCCTCCTCCGATGTGTCCAAGTTGGACACGTCCCCCGGCTCTGTCAGCTTCAACTGCGTTACCAGCCGCCGGAATACCGGATTGTCCGCCGTTATGGTACCGGTGAAGGAAACCTCCCGGTTGTCCCAACTGTCCAGAACCAGATAGTTTACCGCAAGATCATACTGCATCCGTCTGGATGTACCCTCCGGCGGCGGCGAAATCCCGGCCTGCGTCAGATACCCCTCCGCCGCGTGGTAGAACGTCTCCAGCAGCGCCAGTACCTCCTGGTCATCGCTAAACTCCGTCAGCTTGCAGTAGGCCAGCAGCGACGCACGGCGCATATCCGTCAGCATACCTGCTCCTCAGCTCTTGGAGCTGTCCGCGCTTTTCCCGACGGCCTGGGAAATATACCCGTTCACAAATGCCCCATCGTCCCGGGTAGTGCAGTCGTCCCGCAGGGAACCCCGCCAGATGGTCATATCCTGTTCGAAAGCGTTGAACGTCCCCACCACGGCCACGTCGGACACCTTCACGGAGAACTGCCGCCGGTCCCAGTAGACCACGCCCTCCATCAAATCCCCCAGAACCATGGGAATCCTGCCGTCCGCCGTAGGGATCGTCTCGTTATCGTAGGTCTTCACCGGCAGATTATACGGCCCGATGCACAACCGAAGCTGGCTTGGCTCCGCCGGATTGGGGGTCAGCAGATACCGCCCGTTGGCATCCTTCAGCGTGCCCAGCCACAAAAGGCCATCGTCGTTGGTAATCAGCTTGCTGGTCGCCCGGAAGGTGCTGCCCAGCCCTACCCACGCCGCCAGGATGCCGTCCAGGTCCTTCAAATCCTGGGCCGTCTTCTTCTGGATCACGGTCAAAATTTCCTTATTGGCTGTGACTCGCGCCTCATCCGCCAGCCACTCCTGGGCTACGGAAGCAATGTTGTTGTCGCTGTCCTCCAGCAGTTCATTGGTAACGGGCAGGAAGCCGCCACGCTTCTCAATCTCATAGCTGAGAGTGGTAAACTGGGGCGTGGCGGTCTTGCCGAATTTGGCGGCTTCCTTTACGGTGGCGAAGCCCTGGTGCTGGCCCCGCTTCTTGATGGTCCGCCGCCCGCTTCTGGTCTTCACAGGGATGACCCGCACCTCATCCAGCAGGCTCTCCTTGGCCTCCCGCAGGGCGATGATCTGCGTCACAATGTCCTCCGGCACGGTGTAGCCGCCGTCCGGATCGACGCCCTCCTGCATCATATCCCCCGCCGCCTTCTGCCGGGGGAAGCCCTCCCGCGCGGCCTGGGC